TGCTGCAATATACTTAATGCTTGAGGCGTTCTAGCCGTTATTAAATCATCAATAGTCTCAAAGCCACCTACCGGCGCTGCAACCGATGAAAATCCAGTAATAGCCATTATATTCCCCCAGTCCCTTCAAAGCCACTAGCCCCGAAAGGGTTTGCTTTAACTTTGTTTTTTTGTATTTGCTGTATCTGTCCCGCTAAACCTGCTACCGATTCCGCTGTTTGTGTGTTTGCTCGCTGGCCTGCCACTTCTGACAATAGCCGCGCCTCGTTACCGCTTGCTTGTAATTGAGCTAGTTGAGGTGCTGCACCAACTAAAACTCCAGCCCTTTGTGATGCTGTACTGCCGGTTAAGTCAGCAAGGCGTTGAAGTCTTGACCGCTCTAGTTGTGCCTGATCCGATGTAGCCGCCAAACCTTGCTGGCCTGCCGACAATAATGACTGCCTGAAATCTGGACTAGCCGCGCTAACTGATAAATCACCCTGCCGATCAACTTCACGGCTAACAACGGGCGACAAATTAAACATTTCAGGTTTATTTCTAATAAAATCAGTTGACGCAGATCGAATTGAATCAGCAATAGCACCACTTACAGGTAAATTACCTATAAACTCTTCTTGTGCGCGTTCTATTGCCTGCAAATCTGCAAATGGATCTAGTTGCGCCGATGCCTCAGCAGCACCACGATCTGATGTTTCAGACGCTAATACGCTTTGGCGTAAAATATCCGCTTCACTAGCTCTACCTGCCGCATCCAAAAGTTTTGCAGACTGTAACGCCGCTTGCCTTTGTTGGTCAGCAGCCCTTTGATTTGCTTTTTTTGTGTCACGCTGACCTTTAACTACAAGCGCCGCTCCGACCACTGCCGTTGTTATAGCTGCCATCTTACAATACCTTTGTGTATAAACTTTCGTTTATCTTATAACCCATAGAATCATAAATAGTTTTTATGGACTCAGGCATGGAGGATTCCATATAGGCCATGCTCCAATACTTAATACCTTCGCGTCTAGCGCTTTTTTCGATCTCCCTAAGAAGCTTTAAGCCCCCGCCAGTATTCCTGAATTTTTCATTGACCCACCAAGCCAGCTCAGTACCAGATACAACGTCGAAATTAGCTAACAGTGGGCCTTTAATGCCGCAAACGAAACCCTCTACAGCGCCGTCGATCTCTAACACCAGGCAAAGGCCGTCATCCATACACTTTTCAGTCATGGCGTGTACAGCATCATCTTGCAGAGGCTCCGCTTTATATATAGTGTGCTTCCAGAATTCCCTGCTCATTTCAATAATGGCCGGAATATCTTTTGTTTCGCAATCTCTAATCATAAAACATTGTCAGCACTAGCCGCCCGTTTCTCTCGTTATCACCAAAGCCACCTACCGGCTCTGCTCTGTGCATTAAATCAGCGTCAAATATAAACGCCCTATTTGGAATCATTGCGGCTATATTCGTTATCTGCCACGCTTCTTCATTATTGGTGTCGTCCTGCCATACTTTTAACTGCTTCTCATTGATCGGCGTGCTACATAAGCCTGTTTTTTTATGCAACACAAGTGATGTTCCACCCTCGCAATCTTCAAGCCTATTAATATACAGCATTAAACTATAAGACCCCATAACGGCATCAGTATGTGCTTGATGGGGCGCATCCATACCATTAGTGCTAAGTCTAAGAAATAAAGCGTTAACCTTAATGTCTCGACCAATTGAATTTATAGTTCTTGCTATAACTTCTGCCTCTATGCTTTTGGGGATATCTAAACTAACGCCGGGATAAAAAACTCCGTCTTCTGGGTTTACAACTCCGTCATAACTGACATCATCGCAATGAATACGAAACGATTCAAAATCATTCAGAAAATTATCTATTATGATCTCGCTATCCATCCAGTATTACCCTCGCCTGTATTTTTTAAGTAAATCCCAGTGCCTGAGCTATCCGTATCAACATACCATCGGCCAACAGTTGCAATCACTACGCTTTCTGGGCTTCCAGATCCAACGAGAGGTGGTTTAATCGCTTCCGTTACCTGATCCATCCATGTAGCAAACTGGACGCTAGGGAAGCCATCTAGAATGATCTTGTCGGTTATTGCTGGTGCTTGTATGAACTCAGCCAATGTCTGCTTCAACCTTTATTAATGTAGCCTTCGTGGGGCTTGACACTTCGAATTGTAACACTCTTTGGCGTGCAAACCTACCAAGCCTATTCCACACTGGACGATGTAAGTACTCGCCGATCTTGCCCATTGAGCGAGATATAAAACCGTCATAAGTTCTTGCGCCATCATCCGACCAAGAAAATGTAATCTTGGGATCTGAGCCGCCGGTTGCAAAAATAGCATTTCCTGCCGCATTGGTTCCTGTTTGTATTTTTAAGTCGTTCGCTAGACCTACTCCAGCCTCAATAACAGCCTCGATAGATGCCACATTTACGGCATTACCGGAGTTATCAAAAGGGCGCGATGTTATAAGTCTCGGAGTTAAAATCCCATACTCGAGCGACTCATCCTCTCTTAGCTCGCCAATATTGCCAGTTTGAGAATCTCCAACAATCGTTATCCCATAAGCTGTAACAATATGCGAAACCCTGTAAGCCGAAAGGCTTGCACCGTCAATAGATTGTCGTTCGTGCCAACGGTTATTGGTTAAGTCGTAAACATAACACGTTGATTGTGTTGATACCCCAAGCATGTAAGCGCCTGATTCAGCATAAACCCATGAAAATAATTGGCCTTCCAGCTCTTCGATAGATAGCTTTGATAATTCATTTTCTATTGCGATAGTCGATAGTTTTCTTTGTTGACCGCCTGAAACCAGCCAAACCGCTGGAGATTCATCAACACCACCACCAACAAACGCAAGACCGCCGCCAAACTTAACAATTGATTGCGGAGAAAATACACCGATATCAATGGCAGCACCAACGATAGGCGCAAAAGGTGAAGGTGCGCGGCCGACATTCCTAAAAGGCTGGATTGTTTCTGAGCCGAAAATGTAGAGCTGACCATTAAGAACACCCTGGCCTCTAATCTGGTCTGGATCCACCTCTGCTACATTAAAATCTAGCGGGTCATAACCAGTAAGACCATTATTTAACGGAGAATTGAAAAACTTCTTGCCATCTGACTTATGGAATGAGAAATAGCCATCAGTATAAATAACACTAGAGGCTGGACCATCAAAATTAGAGTCTGTAATCTCTGTTAATGTATCTGGTGATGCCGTGAAAATATAGCTTTTACCTGCTGTTACCGTATCTGGAATAGCGACAATGCATAATTGAGTGCCGTTATCTGCCATATAAACACGGCTAACTCCATCTATTACGCCAACCGAAACAGTAGTGTAAACATCAGCACCAGCGACAATAGTTCGCTCTAACCTAAACAGCGTATTAGAAATAACAAAATAAGGGATGCCAGCGAGTACATGCGCCCCTCTGCACTCATCAAGAACACTGCCTGCAATAAGCGCTGTAATACCCTCAGTGCTAAACAAGTTAGCATCCGTGATGGTAGCCGACTGAGGCACAGAAGGCCGCCAGTTAACCGCTCTTTGGGCGCTTAAAGGCAATGCGTCAGAAGTGTAGAAGCCCGCTGCTATTGGTAGCGTTGTTCTCATTATCTAGCCTCGATTATAAAATAATCTGTTAGCTTCGCCGTTACATTACGCGCTGCTGTAGTGTTGGCAACCTGTAATTTTAGGTAATCATTCTCATCTAAAATAGTATTGTTATTTAAGCTAAAAAAAGCAGCATCAGTTGAGCCAGTGAAATTATTAACCTCTCTTGACTGTATCATAACGTCAACAAATCCTGATGCTGAATTATCCCACTTAACTACTTTCACCTCTATCACATCGCCTGCCGTACCTTCAATAACTATATCACCAAAGAAATCATATTCCCTAGGGTCTACCCCTAAATGCCTAAGCTGACCGTTAGAAGGAGAATCGAAGTGCTGTAAGTCGGATGCGGTAAACGTTCCAGCAAGATCAAGAAACGCACCTATAGCAACACCACTTAATGCGGTAGCTGCCGCCGTTGTCACGTCAATTCTTCCGCCCTCAAATGTGTTTGATATTCCTGAATTGCTAGCCCAATCGCAAGCCAGATCAACTTGTGATAGCCCTGTATTTATAGTTGTATCATCAGCATTTATAATATTGTTTCGTTTTATTAGACAGCCTTTTAAAACAAAGCTTGAAGAGTTAGTAAAGTTAGCGGCGACGAAGTCAGTAAGCGCCGCTAAAGTGCCTAAATCTGCATTAATATCAGATAAAAATCTATCGCTAAAAGTAAGAGCTGTTCCCGCTTTAAACAAAGGGGTAGCTACAGCATTATCTAATGATCTAACGATTGAGGTGGTAACTCTAAAGCCCGACCACGCGCCACTTAATGTAAGTGAAGGATTTCCGCCAAATCTGCCTGTATCAGTTTCTAACCCTTGTCTATATCCATCAATCTCACCAAGAGAAACACAATTATTGTAATTCACTCTTGTCATCTCAATAGCTTCATTGCCTGTCGCGCCCGTAAGGCTATACATGCTAGACCCTGCACCAGTAACAGTTAAGCCAACATCAACAGCATTTACCGATCCAGTGCCGGTAAACATTACATGACCAGCAGTAGTTGACGTTAATTGAGAGATATTGAAGTCGTGACCTCTAATACTAAGACCGCCAGCAGGAACGGTTATCGTACCTAATCCGGTCATATTAATAATACCGTCGATAATGTATTGCTTGGTTGAATCTAGCGATCCCGTTAATTGTGATCCCGTAGTAACGATCACAACCTTACTGGCAACAGCTGCATCCAAAGTGATTGTGCTTGTTGCGCCTGTAACGGTTATTCCTGTGCCGCCAACAATACTACGCCATACAGGAGACGATGCCGTTATATCATCAACTAACGTTGCACCAGTTTGGTCAAAAGTAGAGCTGGTAGATAATGTAATGCCGTTATAAGCATCAACAGCCACGGTAATGCCAAAGCCTCCAGCAATATTGCGTATAGCATTAACTGCACCCTGCACATCAAGTACAGGTACACCGCTTGGGTCGCCGTCTTGCGCAAGCGTACCAGTAACGCCTAATGCAGCATAAAAATCAGTATCAAGAATGCGTAAGTTCTGACCATTAACAACAAAATCCAAGTATGCACCGCTTGGAATAGTAGTCGAACCTGTAAACGCGCTTTTCTTTGTGCCTTTTACCGTATTATTAGTCATTTTCCGTGCCTATGTATGTGCTCTGGCCTTCCGCGTTAGAATAGAAAGGATCTGTATAGCGCCCATCATAATTCCCAGAACCCATTGGTGTGGTTGAGGGGAATTGTGCAGGCTGAATAATTGTAATTGCTTGTGCCAGCATTGTACCTAGCGATCTGTAAGCAGAGAATTTAATAATTGGGTTAACCGGAGTGGTTGAGTATTGCGGCCATAGTGTAAGCGCAAGGTTTTTTACCATGCCCAATATCACACCATTCACCACGGTCATTTGATCGTCAACACTAGATAATGACGTATAACCAAGAGCTACAAACTCAGGTCTAGCCATCATGCGATTAAGATACCGTAAGCCATCGCTAAGCTCTACATCTTGAATAGGTGCTTTGGATTGCGTAACCTCGGCAAACGCCCTTGTTATAACTTCTCTAGCCTGCATCTGCATCCTCTGGAGCTATATAGCCGTTGTTTTCGGTTAGTATTTGATTAGGTAGACCAGAATAGAACGTATTGCCCCATAGGCCATAATCATTGCCCGATCCCATCGCAAGCGTTGAAGGATAAGCCGCATTGGCTATAGTGGGCATTGATATCTGTAGTAGTGTAGACATCCCGTCCTGCGCTTGCTGGAATAAATCTGGGCTTGTAAGTGTTTCTTTGAAAACTGGCGACATCTCAATAGCTAGGTTTTTTACCATGGCCTCAAGTGCTGAATCAGGTACTGTAATCGTATCACCTAAACTATCAATAATCGTATAACCGATATTAATACCATTGATAGAAAAATCATGCATCATAGCGTTTAAATAAAAGATTCCTACCTGTGCCTCGTATGAGCCTACAGCCGCCTCAGAAGGTATGGCAACAATCTCTTTTAATGCATCAAGTATTATATCACTTGCTGTTTCGGTCATACCTTACAGCCTTTTCTTGTTTCTTTGGCTTGCTTGCTTGTTTCTTTTCCCATCCTAAAGATAACGCTTTTTCAGTAGTTTCTTTAGTGTCATTCAATTCGATCGTGCTGCCCGAAGGCTTTAACCATGTTGTCATAATAACCTCTAATAAATAAAGGGGGCTTTTACACCCCCACAAGGATTAAGAACCCCAACCAGAACCCGCAAAGAACGGATTAAAGGTAGCGAAAGCAGGAAGTATATCAAAACGTACTTTCTGAGTATTCGCGTCACCATCGGCGTAACGTGATACACGCAACGAGAAGCCATCGTTAGTAGTCGCTACTGTATCAGTAGAAAACAACTTAGGTAGCTTAACAGTACCAAGGCCAAACGCTTGCTCATGGAAGAACATGTTTGGTTGATAAACTGTAGATGCTGCACCAAGCACTGTAATAACGTCACCAGTAATAGGCGCACTATCAACAGTATTGTATTGACCGTTAGCTTCAAAGATAGCTGGGCCAGAGATAACAATGTTACCCGCACCACCTGACAATGTAACATCAGCTACAACAGTCGCACGGAAAGGAACAGCCGCGCCAGCTTGATCAAATACCACAATACCGTTATCAAGGTTAACTCGATTACGACCTGTAATTTCAATCACGTCACCAGCTTTAATTGGCAACACTGCATCCATACCAGTAACCGCTAGAGTTTGCTGCATAGTGTCTTTGTGCGTAACGTAAGTCACATCAGGGTTACCGCTCAAAGTACCGGCACGATCCGCACCAGCTCCAGTGGTGTAGGTAGACAATGAACTAGAAGTCATTGCACGCATGCCACCAAAGTCACGATTGATCTGTGCAGAATCCCAAGCTGTGCGAACTAAGCCATCAGCTGCAGTTAAGCCAGTTTGAGCATCAGCCAAACCACCAGCAGTAAATGGGTTCATAACGTAATTCCACGGGGAATCACTAGGAACACCGACAGATTGCATTAATGCACCTGTACGCTGAACGTCTGACCATGCATCAGCTACTGTGCCAACTGTACCGTAAGAAAGGTTACCGTTTTTAAGCATATAGCTTGAAAGGTTAGTTTCTAACTTAGTGATCGCCTCGCGCGCCATAGGCGCTAGGATTTGATCTTGTTGGTCAAGCTCGATAGCTTCTTCGAGAATAGACCATTCTGTCGCAACGGTAATCATGCTTTGAACTGTACCGGTCGCCTTACCTGAGATAATATCAGACTTGGTTGAACCGGAAATATCGCCGCCAGCCGTTTCAATAGCGTTGTACTGGTGCGAACGTTTAAAATCAACAGTCGAGCCAGAAGAAGGGTTAAATTTACCACTTAACAATTGAGTATTGACGGCTTTAGTTAGTACACGAGTACTTTCTACTGCTTTCAAAAACCCTTTAGCTAGTGGCGTTGTGGTATTACTGCTTAAGTTGTTAGCCATGAGTGACTACTCCTATTCGTAAGTATTGCCTTTGTCCCAACTTTCGCGTTGGGGGGCTGCTCTGCCGTTTAAAGTTATGGCAGGGCTTGGGGCGCTACTTGATTTTGGTTTAAGTAGAGCGGCTTTTTGTTTAACTTCTGCAAGTAAAAAACCCGCATCTTCTGGACTTGCATATATAATATCGTGCATGTCCCATTGATTAGTGGCTAGATACTGGATCATTAACCCACCCATTGGATCAGTCATAAGGCGATCGACGATTCTAGACATATCTTTTTTAGAATCTTCGATCTGCTGAGCCAATATGGTTTGGGACTTATCTAGCACCACTTTATCAATACCTAACTTCTTACTGTTAGATGTTAATGTTTCGCTTAACTCTTGCTGTCGGTTAAAGTGCTCCCGCTCTGTTTGTCGTTGTGCATCGGCTTGGCGTTCTAGCTTCTGTGCTTCTGAAACTTCAAACCTAGCTTTCTGCTGAATAGCGGTATCTCTTTCCCGTATCTTAGCCTCGTAATTATCATCCCACGAGTCGGGTATAGGGGGAATATCGACATTTGATAAAACAGGTTGAGAACTAGCTTTTAATCTCTCGTTTTCTTCCCTTAAAGCATCACGTTCCCGCTCTGCCTGTCGACGATGAAAAGTTATCTTTTTAAATTTCTTTTCATGCCATTCGGGGGTATTTTCCTGTTCTACGCTATCCGTTGTATTTTCTTCACCCTCTTCAGGGCTATCGGGGGCTAATGCCGCTGGTTCGTTAACTTCGGGTTGCTCCGCTTCTACCGTCAGCACTTCTTGTGCTTCTGGTTCGTCAAAGGTAATACCGTTGTCTTCGTTTTGTAGCTCATTCATAGTGTAAATCTCTTGCAGCCGCGAAAAGGTCGCGTACATGTACCCTCATTATCACATAGTCAGTATTTATGTAAACCGTTTAACAGATAGGCAAAGGCTATAGTGTAGACGTAAAAAAACCGCAATTAAGCGGCCTGTGACGATATTAGGGTTTTTTATAGAAGGGCTTCAACGTAGAGCTTCACTAAAAAGGCAGCTAAGACGAAGGCGACAATAAGTATATCCATCACTCTTTCCCCTTATAAGATAGCGCCTCGCTTGGCGGGGCAAGGTCAATAATATCTACCTGTTTAGCTCTGGGATGGCTTGCCGCTATCTTTACATCACTTAGCTGATTATAAGCCTCAATAGGCAATATAACCGCTTTAAAATCAGGCTCTCTACTTGCCAGCTTATACTCGATAATACAGCCACCCTCTTTGATAGCTTCGCGTATTTGCTGCCGCTTCTCGTTAAAGTCTCGCGCTGTGAATGTTTTCATTTCTTCTTATCCTTCTTTGGTTTCTTCTTTTCACCAAATATACGATCAAAGTTAGCGTTGAACCTATCTTTATCTGTTGGTCTTTGCTTGCTGCCTTTGCTCATCCCTCAACCCTCTTGGTTAGCTTGTATTCGTATATGGGGTTATTATATGGCATCACGTTTTTAACTAGTCGCGCTTCAACATCAAACCCTAGCGCATCACATAACGCTGTTAATAGCTTCATCTCGTTAGTCATTTTATTCCCCTCTGTTAATGTGTTTAACAGTATACACCAATAAAAGCCCCGGTAAAGAGGCTTAGGTTAATCAGTCCATTTCTTCTTGCTGCTCTGTAATCAATTCTGCCTGTTGCGAGTAAGCTTCTACACCTGTAGGACTGATAATAGCGTCAGCTCCCATTGATTCACCTAGTATCTTCAAGGTTTGCGCTTGAGTGTTAAGGTTATCAATAATCGAGGCTTGGCCGTCCATCATGGCCTTATTCATCGCTTGCTGTTCGCTAGACTGCTGCGCTTGTTGTTTTAGCATTAAGGTTAGCTCATCAAGCTGTAGCTTATCGGCTGCATTCTGATTTTTCAATAAGCTATCTTGCTCTTTAATGCGCAGCTCTTCCTGCTTAAGCTGCGCCTTAACTTGCACGTCAGCTGTCTCAGCCTGTACGCGCCCTATCTCAGCGTCTGCTATCTTCTGCTCCGGGGTTTGCTCTGGTGGCTGTTGTGCTGCCGCCTGTTGAGCCTGTTGCATTTGTTCGCGCTCTTCATCAGTCAATTGTGACTCTGGAATAGTGCCGCTTTGGATTAATCTGCCGCGTATACGTTCAGCCGCTAGGTCTGCACCCGGGGCTTCGATATTCTTAAGCTGTAGATCCGCTGTTAATTCACCAAAGCCCGGTATAAATTGGCTCAACTGTGCGAACGCTTCTACTGATTCCTGTTGACGATTCTTAAACGCTTTACCAACACTGCAAGTAACATCGTATTTACCTTGCGTTAAATCATTAAGCTTAACCGTTTGACCTGTCGCCATATCAACAACGCTTTTATTCAGCTCGATCATTTCAAAAGAGCCATCTTCATTCAGCATTCTTTTCTGTGCTGTTGAGTCGTAACCATCAGGTAAGGCATTAACTATAACTACTGCTGTACGGCAGATAGCGACCTCTTGCGGTCTAAAGTAATGGATTGTGCCTGTGTCCATCTTGTTCTGTAACGATTGGATAGCAACGCCAGACATGCCTCCACCACCCTCGCCATTTGCAAGAGGTGAACGTGACGCTGTGGTTGATATATCATCAAGGCTGTTTTGTATTGCTTGCTGTACGCCACCTTGAATAACTGCGCCGCCAGATCGCTGTGGTGCGCCGGGGGCCATTGGATCAGGAGTATAAAAATATGCTCTTTGTGAGCTGACCGACATATTCTCCATCGCTGCAAGATCAGCAGGTACTTTAGCTTGCTGCCTGCTTACCCATAACGCATCGGGTGGTGATAGCGCTACATTCTCCACTTCTGCCGATCTAAACGTGTTATATGCTCGCTGTGCATCCATTAGGTCACGGATAGCGCCCTTGTAGATTACCTTGCTATCAGCAACGTTAAAATTGCCATAAGTGGGAATAATAGGCAAATCTTTAAATACTGTGTCTTGTGCGTCCGTTAAGAAAGCACCACCATCAAATAAACGGCTAACTATTTTATAGCTTTTCTTGTCACGCTCTCGCTCTACCGTAATGCCCTGCTCTGCCAGATCATCGACGATAGACTCAAATTCTTCATCACGCTCATATACCGAGCCATCAGTCATTTGGACTAACTTCTTGATAATCGGTTGACGGTAGATAATACGGCCAACAGTAATGAAATCCGGTTTATTCGTGAATGTATCGTAAGCTTTATCGCTGCCGATAGATTGCTTGGAGCCATCAGGGAATTGTGTCTCGTATTCATCTACGGATAGATTATCTAAACTAAATACGTGTCGAGCATCGCTTGCGTCTTGCTGTATCGAAGCAGCATCAAACCATACACGGTTAACGTAGTCAGGAATCCATTTGATAGTAAAATCTTGATCGAAAGAGTCAGCGTCAATCCAATCCATGCCAACTTCCCAGCCCCCAAGGCCGGTCGCAACCATATCACGGCCAGCGCTCGCATAAACTCTGCTGGCGTTATTCATCGTTTCGATATTTCGTATCAAACCATCATAAGTCTTGGATAATTCTTTAGTGGCATCGCCACCACTAGGGCGTATCTTGATGTCGAAGTTTGCCGCATCCATTTCACCGACGATACCATTAACAACCACGTTACACTTGTCAAACGTGCCACGGTATTTGTCTCCCATCTTGGTTACTGTTCTAGGATCCCACTGGCCATCCTTAACGTAAAGAAAGTCACGCTCTTCTCTCACCATGTCGCGCTGGTCAGAGTCGGCATCTTGTGACTGACCTAGCTGATCGTTAACAACTGTAATATCTGTATAATCTAACATTGTCTCACCAAGGGGTTTTATAGTTCATTGCTATGTTTTGGTTTTGGTTAACTGGTTCCGCGAACGTTAAACAAAGCGCATCACCATCATCTGGAGAATAACCATACTTTGATTTAATACGCTCTTTTCGCCATAGTACCATTCTATCATGCGAATCTCTATCATAGGGTGAAGCTATAAGGTCGGCATGTAGTTCATTATCATCAGGTATTTGAACCTCTAAATTTTCATCAGTAAGCCACTCATTACATAAACCCCATATTTCACCGCGTTTATTCTTGTAGCGCTGATCATCTAAAGGGGAGGATCCAAACCAAATAGCCTTAACTCGATCTTCATATCCTAACTCATGTAGCCGATCAACTAAGTCAGCACCACCGCCCGCGTCTATAAACATCATGTCGGGCTTTTTCTTTGCTATCGGGCATACTTCATCTAATACGGCTTTACACTTCGATACAGCCTTGCCAAGCGAATCTATCTCCTCATCCTTCCACTTCTTAAGGTCGTAAGCCTTTCGCCCATGTCGCTTAATTAGAGAGAATCTATCGCCGCCCCTAGATGGATCAACACCAACCACAAGTGGGCCACTACCATTAACTTCATTATTTCTAGCTTTAAGCACAGAAGAGGCTTTAATTAATCCATCGCCACCAGATACTTGGAAAGCTTCAACAGCATTGCAAGGGTATTCCTGCATGAATGCTTTTTCGCCATCCATACCGCCTGCACTTAATTCGATTACTTTCTGCCTACGCCACGATAGTTGATTAGGATTAATGCCATAAGCCTCAACCATAAGCTCCTCATCTTCACTAAGGGTAAAATCTTCGGGCGCTACTTTGGTGTATTCTTCCTGCCAATACCAAGGAATAAAGATAGGGATAAAATCACTCTCGCCGCTTTCTGCTAATTTCCATTGCTCATGAAAGAAGTTACCCACACCATTGGCGGTAGACTCGTAGATTATTTCTGTACCATTGGAGTTGGGGACGGTTTGCAAGATGCCTTTAGCGTGTTCAGCAGCATTAGGCCAGAAAGCCACCTCTGAACCATGAAAGAATTGATTCGTTTGTGATCTACCTACTGACTTATTCCCAGCTGTACCGATTTTATAACCGCTATCTAGCTTATCAAAGTGCAGCTCTTTACTGTTTGATGCTGATAGCGTTGGCTTTACTGGGGCCGGGAGATTATCGTAATAGCGTTTAGCCATTTCAAACAGCGTTTGACTTGCAGCTTCTTCCTGCGTGAGAATAAAAGCTCTAACACCTTTTGAGTGAGTGACTCGCCATATAAATCGAGCCTCTGCATAGGTAGATACGCCTTGCTGCCTACCCTTGAGAACGATAGCGCGAACTCTGCCGGTTTCTTTTAGCTGTTTTTCTAGGATGTCGTGAATATATAACTGGGCTTTGTTTAACTCGAAATATTGGATCTTTTCTTTGCCGCGTATCTGTAAGCAATTCCTAGCATAAAACGTTAAATCGTCTTTTAATCGTTTACGCTTTGCGAACTCTAAATCACTTGCCATCTAATAAATCTAACCAATCTTCGTGGGGCTTGTGTTGTAGCTCGCCGCTCAACTCTAACGCCTTAAGTTTAGGTGTAGTGTATTGCGCGATCTTATCCCAAGCCTCAATAGAAGCCTTTAAATCATTAATCTCTGATACGTCTGTAGTTTGCCCATGTATTCGCATAGCTTGCTCTGCCATTCGCATAATAGGATCAAAATCATCCCCATACATAGCCTTCAAGCGGTTCGATAAAAAGTCTTTACTCTTGTTTAATGCGTTCTTTGGTCTTGCCATAGTATTTTATGGTTATGCTATTGATATGTAATAACATAACACTCCCCTTTCTATTGCCGTATTTAAGTAATACGTAAACTTTACTTTCTTAAATGCTTATTTGAAATAATTTAAACCTGTTAGAACCACAACCGTTAACATCAATAACGGGAAGCCGATCTTATCCCATAGATTTTTACTGTTTGACTGATTCGACTCTACTGTAGTCAATCTGTTTGAGTGATCTAAGATTGTCCGATTTAGCTTTTGCCCCATCTCTTTCTGGGTTGTTTCCAGCTTGCCAAACATCTCGCTACTATGATCCATAGATGTAGCCAACCTGCTTAACTGAATAGCCACATCATTTAAGGGTTTAATAACATTGTCATAGGCTTCTTTATGGTTTGCGTCTACCTTTTTGTGTAAGTTTACTATATCTTCGTGCATACAAGCGTTTCGCTATATAAATGGGTACAGGGGCCGCGCTAAGACAAAATATCATCAGCTCGGAGTTCAATACCACCCATTCTATCATAAGTCACCGAATATACTAAAAAAGCTAGAAGTCCATACATTATCTCATAGTAGAAGCCATCCATTACCCCTTTAGGGATCATTGTATCCTCTACAGCTAGAATAAAATATGCCGCTGAATGTGCAAGATATGGAGTTGATGCTGGAAATGATGATTTAAGTGCCATATTACCAAAAACTAGGCTTAAATAGGCAAATAGTATGAATATTAACTTATCATCCATAACGTTAAAAAAGGTATTAAGTGCCACTACTAGATAAATTGATATAAGAAAGGCCGAGGCAGTATTCACTAATCGCGTACTATCTGAGTATTTAACCATTACCGCTATTGATAATAATGTGAATATCGCCGCAGTGATCACGCGGTTTTCTTCTTCGCTTTCTTCGTTGGCGTTTTAACGGCTACTTTTACAACCTTTTTAGGTGTTGCTTTCTTGGTTGCTACCTTCTTGGGCGCTTTCGCTTTATCCTTCGGTTTTAATATACTCATGTTACTTCCCCTTCATTGAGTGTGTTTTCTCTTTTGATCCGAGGCTTGAGCCAAACCAAAAACTTAATATTTGAGGTACTGCTGCGGTTAATACGCCTAACAGGATATTGACCACATCACGCATTGATTCCGATATAGCTACGCCGCCAGAAAACAACATATAGAGTATTGCAAAATAGCCGGTAATAAATATTGCAGATAATACGATCTGAGGCCAAATGTTAACTTTAAACAAAGCCCGGGCACTATCAAGGTCTTTTATCTCAAGCGCAAATACGTCGATATCTAACTCGCGCATTTTAACCTTGAACTCGCTATCTATCTTCTTAAGCTCCGCAAGCTGCTCAGGATTCGCCCCTACAATAAAGCTTTCTAAATCCTTACTGTCGCCACCGTCTTTACCTAAAAGCTTGTCAGTGAGGAATTTGGTTGCGGCTCCACCCATGGGACCACCTAATGCCATCCCTAAAGTTGGGGCTACCGCTTTAACTATATCTTGCCAACTCACGACTTATTCTCCTTAAAATTCAAATACTCACTATACGGATCAATGATAGCGCACATTATAGATGTAAATACTATTGATGCGATTAATATAGGCATATATCCCCCTATTGTTAAGCTGTGTATATTGATTATGAAGGGACGCTAGGGCTGAATCGAACAGCCTTCACCCGTGCGCTTCAGGTCAAGATATGCGCAAGCACTAACTCATTCTAGAATTTCTGTTAGCACCCTATACTCTAGCATCACCGAAATGCTTCTAACGCCACCACATAATCAATATACTGCTGTTAAGCTGCTTAGATTGAGAGTGCTGGGCAGGATTTGAACCTGCATTCTTCCCCGCGAACAGATACACTTTACCAATCAGCTACCAGCGCTCTCATCTAAGCAGCCTACATAAACCAAGAGTGCCGAGCGCTGTTATCTCGAACGTTTACCGGGCAATCAATTACGCGGCCTGCAATACTCTTGGTTGTATTATATCATTTTCTTGGCGTCACGAAAATGATTACATCGCCCCCCAATGCGTTAAAGAGTAATGATTCCCGTCATTGAATCGACCACCCCATCGGCATAGCTCATGCTGCTCTTCCCACCACACCCCTAACTCTAAATGGTCGGATGTTTGTGTTTGCCATTGACCATCTTTGAATAGGTTTAAATCTTCTGCTAGCTTTAGTTTGTGGCATGAATTCTTATGACCATAACCTTTCTTTTCTCCAAACTTACCATGTACACGGGGATCACGGAATGCATCGCCCTTGCGTATCTCAAACCCTAATTCATGGGCTTTAGCGTACAAGCTTGGGGTTAGCCGTGCGAATAGTTCTTGTTTTTCACCTAATTTCATAGTTCAGCCTCTTTAATATCGAATAGAATGTAGTCTGCGCCCTTAATCGTTTTCTTCTTCGTTAGGTCGTACTTATGTATTCTGCTATCGTTGAACCCGTATTTCTTTTGCAGTATGTCAATAAACGGCTTTATGGGGTTATCCAAATCGCTCGCTTTATTGCTAAATCCAAACTCTAGTGATACATGAAGATTTCCCTCTGGCATTTCTATCTTTGGCAACATAAGTAATACAGCCTTTTCGTATGCTTTGTATTCATCGGTCTTATACCGCTTTCCCTTCCATGCCTTATTAACCGATAAAGGCTTTATCTTTAATCCGAACATATCAACTCCATACACTGGCTAAGTAAATCGTATTGACTGCCATAATTACGCTCAAATTCTGCCTTGTTGCCGTGTAATGTAAACCACCTTTTCGGGTTTTGATTGTCTACCCCTTGATGATGTGGATAACACAAACCTAGTACTTTACGATGCGCGTTTGGCTTTGTTCTACCGTCAATATGATGGATTGATACCTCGTGATTCTCAATACCTTCGTTCAGACACACAATACAGCCTATCTCAGCGATTTTATTCTGAAATATGATATCTGCTGTGGTTCTTGTCTTACCCTTCACCTATCACCCCGTTATCTTTTACTGTCCGGCAAGCAATAAAAATATCCGCAATCGTCGTCAATACCTTTAATTCTAAGAAAGCCGTCCACCACCAACCCATACATTAATTGACAAACCTCATCCCCTGTCATGCCGTTAAACTTGCGGATTTTTTGGTATACATCCCACCCAGTATTTGGCTTTGTTGCTTTCCCCATAACACTCATAACCAGCAATTCTCGCCGCCTTTTTTTCCAATACGGCTTGCCTTTCTCTATTTCAGCGGGTAACTTCATCTATCACCTCCCAGCCCTTGAAATTATAGTTATATTTAATCTTAATGCGCTTTACCGTTACCGGCTCATGCGTTGGCAGATCGACCATTACCCACCACCTAGACATTGAGCGAACCTTACCGCTCCATGGTGCAGATAGGTTTAAAATCTTATCACCCGCTTTAATTTTCACGATACTAGATGCTTAATCGTTAACAACAATAAACAACCTATAAAAAGTTTTGCGCCAAGCATTGACCAACCAACCCAATTAGCTGGCGCCGTAAGGGTTACATTAAATATGCCGATTTCGTGATATGTTTGCTTTTTCATTGACGCCCATTTTTTAATATTCTCAATCATCTTGCCCCGCCTCTATATATTTAATATTCACGCTTCATTACTCAAAAAAGGATAGTCTGATTGCATACAATTCAAGTATTCTTTTTTTTCTTTAACGCTCATTATTGACGTTACTGCGAACCTATCCATTACAATCAGCTTTTTTTCATGCGGCAACTTATCAATAGACTGCTCATATACCCAGTTAGTCGCTACATCGCGCCGAAGTATAGGCACGCCGTAGTTAAGTTTACACTCTCTTTCCACGTCTTTACTCGTCACGTCACCCCTAAAATCAGCTATATCTTTGTACCATACCGATTTAAGCGCGTTCTGTGACAGTGTACGCTTGCCGCTGTCAATCTTTATTCTAAGCCAC